CCATGTCGAGGAAGTGAAGCGTCTTCAAATCTTGTTGAACAGGACGCGGGAAGAAGTAGCCCGTGACTACGTTACGCGGGCCGACATGCACACCGACATGAACCGGGTCATCTCGCGGCTGGACAACCTCGACAAGAAAATCGACGAACTGATGCGGAGCCTTGCCAAATGAGACTAGCACTCGTCCTCTTGGTTGCTGGCTGTGGCCCTGTTAGTGTGTCGTCGGTGGCCTACACGACGGCCTGCCCAGAGGGGGACCGCCAGTGCGAAATCAGACAGAACGCAGAGACGCTCTACTACATGAGCCATGTGGACGCGGCCAACGCTCTGATGTGCAGCGGAGACGCACGGGATACTATGGGGGCGCTCTGCTCTGTCTACTGACAGCCACCGCCAACGCCCAAGTCACTGGCGATCTGAACACCAACAGCGGCAACACCAACTCCACCATCGACAGCAATAACGTCTCCACCAGCGAAACGCGGAACTATAACGGTTCCGGCTCTGCCCCGTTCTCGACGCCAGTGCCGACAGCAGCCGCTCCGACAGTCATGGGCGGCGGCGGTAACGACTCCTGCCTGATCCCGACGCAACAGGCTTTCCAGATCAGTATCTTTGGCAAGGCTGAGGGAAGCATGGAGCAAGACCCTGAGTGCAACCGTCGAAAAGACGCTCGTCTACTCGGTACGCCGCAGGAGCAAGGCGGTCTTGGTCTGCAAGTCAGCGGCATTTCAGTCATGTGCGACAACCCGGACATATTCAAAGCTATGGCTTTAGCATCGACGCCCTGTCCGATCTACAGCATTGAGTCAGGCAAGTTGCTGGTAGGCCGCGAGGGCTACATGGCTATGCGTGACAATCCGCATATTTATGTGGTAGGATACGCCCAAGACACGCCCTTTTGGGACACATTCCTTCGCATGGGAGAGGAGCTGCCCGATGTTCTGCCTCAAGAAAACAGCGGCCCTACTTTGTCTGAGCGTTTCCGCCGCTCACGCCGAGCCAACGATGAACAACCTTCAGGGGTCGGCCCAGACAATCCTTGACCAGCTCGCAGCGGCGCAAGACCTGTCGGTCGGCGCGGTCTACAGCGCGGGGCAGGGTGATATCCTTGCTCCCGGTGTCATGCAGGATGCTGCTATCACTGAGCAAATGCGCCTCGACTACAACTCTGACTTACAGGGGGTAATCGACGCGACCTACTATAACGCCGAAATGCTGTTTCAGGATCAACACGAAGCAGCGATGGCAAATCTGGATACGGCTGTCGATAACCTCGTTGCCGCAACTGCGGTTTTGATGGAGGTGCAGGTGGTCGCCAACATGGCGGCTAATGCTGACACTGTAACTGAGCAGCTTGCCGTGCAAGCCGTCCTGACCAACAACGACATGTCGATCAGCGCCGCCGATGTCAGCAACTACAACACTGCTCTCGGCGCTGTGCAATCCTACGCCCGCGACGCTGGTGCCTTCTTGGCTGCCTCGCGCAATGCCAGCATGACCAGCACTGTCGATGCCTATGCTGCTAACACCAGCACCAGCTTGTATGGCGCTACCGTTGCTTACTCTGCCACGGCTGACATCATCAACATCAGCGCAGGCAACGCCTTCGGGTTGGGCTTTCAAGGCTTCCTTGGCAACAACGTAGTCACGTTGTCTGAAGTCTACGCCGCAGGCTACGGCTCGTGAGCGAAGAAGCTGAAACCACTGGCCTGAAAATTGCGGGCTTTGACATTAAGGGATGGTGGTTCGCTGCCGCCGTTCCTGTCTTGTCTGGTATCAGCGGCACGATCTACTACGGCTACGATGTCGTAAACAGGTTCTGGGGCGTCGAGGAAAGCGTTGCAGAAGTTCTGGATGTAGTCAGCCGAGTGCAAACTCTTGAGCAGGCGATCCAAGACAATGACGTGCGCGGCCTCGCTCCCAAACTGTCGGCAATCTCGACCCAGATGGCAAGCATCTTGGAGCAGCAGAAAGAGCTGATGGACCTGCGGTCGATGGTCGAAAAGTCAGACAGCGTGACCAGCGGCATCGAAGGCAAGCTGGAAAAATATGACGCTGAGATTGAAGACCTGTGGAAAGCTATGGACGACCTGATAAGGAACCCGATGCAATGAAGACGGAATACCTGATCTGGGCTGGCTTCGCCGCTATCGTCGCCGTGACTTTCTATCTGTCCGGCGACGGATTTTATCGCTATCCATGCCAAGACCCAGCCAACTGGGCTGCCTTGGAATGTACGCCGCCGATTTGCCTGCGCACTGGCATGTGCGCCACTGACTTGACTGGAGGAGCGACACAATGAACAGCCACGACCCAGACGTGATGGAAGCCAAGCTGCGCTACTTTATCGGCGTCGCCCTGACTGTGATCCTTGGCGGCACGATCTTCGTGATCCTCTACAGCTTGGTCTTTGTGACTCAGCCTCTCGGGGAGTCCAGCGAGAACGACCGCAAGTTCTTCGAGCTGCTGACCCCCATTGCCAGCTTTATCGTCGGCGCTCTTGGGGGCGTGATGGCAGCGGGCAACAACCGCAACAAAGGCGGCAATGACGAGCCGCCGACACAGGAGCATGTCGAATGATCGGACGCATGGTTGGGATGCTTGTTGGCCGCAAGCTGAAAGAGAAGGCCGTGGACGCCGTTCTGGACAAGGTAAATCTGCCTGATCCAGTCGAAAACGCGATTAAAATCGCTGCCACTGGAAACGTAGGCGACCTTATCGGCGGCGACGCCAAAGAGGAATTTGTGAAAGCCGTAGTCAAAAAGGTGAAGAAGAAATGAGCTTGCTGACTGAGGCCCAACTGGCTGCGATGATCCCGACCAACAAAGAGATCAAGGCTTGGTGCGAGGAACTGAACAAGGCGCTGCCTAAATACGACATCACCACAGATCAGCGCATCGCTGGCTTCATCAGTCAGTGCGCGCATGAGTCAATGGACTTCAACGCTCTGTCCGAGAACCTGAACTACCGCGAAGAAACGCTGAACAAGGTCTTTCCTCGCTACTTCGGCCCCGGCAAACGCAACGCCGCCGAGTACGCCCGCAATCCTGAAAAGATCGCCAACTACGTCTACATGGACGAGTTTCGCACCTCGAAGCTAGGCAACGTGCAGCCCGGTGACGGCTGGCGCTTCCGTGGCCGTGGCCTGAAGCAACTGACTGGGCGGGACAACTACACCCGCTTTGCCAAAGACTACAACATGACTGCGGAGCAGGCAGCAGAGTGGCTGGAAACCAAAGAAGGCGCTTTGGCCTCGGCTTTGTGGTTCTGGAACACCAACAAGCTGAACGCCATCGCAGACACTGGCAACGTGGCCGCGCTGACCAAGAAGATCAACGGCGGCGACATTGGTTTGGCTGACCGTCAGGCGCGCTATACGAAAGCTATGGCTGCCTTGGGCGGCAAGATCGACGCTGCCGCACCTGTGACTACGGCTGTCTCTGAGACGCTGCGCCGTGGCTCGAAGGGCGAAGCAGTCAAGAAAATGCAGGCAAAATTGGGCCTCTCTGCGGACGGCGATTTCGGTCCCGGCACTGAAGCGGCGCTGAAAAAGTGGCAGTCAGCAAATGGTTTGACTGCTGATGGTGTAGCTGGACCTAAGACGTTGGCTAAACTGCTCGCCTGATGTATTCTGCCCGCAACAGGGAGCCACACCATGCCGCTTATTCCCATCGACCTGAAACCCGGTGTCTACAAAAACGGAACAGCCTACAGCGGGAAACTGCGGTGGGCTGACTCCAATTTGGTGCGCTGGAAGGACGGCGCTATCCGAGTCATCGGTGGCTGGGAGCAACGGGAAACCTCCACTGGCGCGAATATCGCTGCGCTCTTTGCCAATGCTGCGACAGAGGCACCTCGCAACATCATCACTTGGACAGACAATCTAGGCACCAACCATATTGTCGTCGGTACTAACCTCAAACTGTACCACATCGACAGCAGCGGCAGCGTGGACAACATTACCCCAGCCGGGTTTACTGGCGGGTCGAAAGACTCTGGTCTTGACGTAGGCTACGGCACCTACGCCTACGGCAACGCAGCTTACGGTACTCCGCGCACTGCTGAAGGCGCGTTGCCTACACCAGTCCCATCATGGGACTTTGCGCTCTGGGGCGAGAACCTTTTGGCTCAATTCAGGGGCGACGGCGACCTCTACGAGTGGGTTCCCGGCGATCCTGCTGCGGTAGCTATCGCCACTGCTCCAGAAGGTATGCAGGATATCATCGTCACCGACGAGCGGATTGTTCTTGGGATCGGCGGCACAGGTACTCCGCGCATCGTTCAGTGGTCTGCGTCTGAAGACAACACTGACTGGACGGCCTCGGCCACCAATCAGGCAGGCTCGCTGACTTTGGCTGGCGTCGGCCCTCTGCTTGCAGTCACGCAGATTATGAACGAGATTCTGATCCTCGGGCAGAACGAAGTCTACGCAGGGCGATATCTTGGCCCGCCCTACGTCTACGGCTTTGACCGGGTTGGTGACAACAACGGTCTGCTTTCTGCAAACAGCCTGATTACGACTGCGCGCTTCGCTATGTGGGCGGCAGAGCGGAACTTCTGGCTCTACGACGGCTCGCTCAAAAAGCTGGAGTCGGATGTCATCGACTTCTTCTACGACGACATCAGCGACACCGAATTTAGTAAGACCTACGGCTTCACGGTGCGCGATTTCAACGAAGTCTGGTGGCTCTACCAATCCAAGAGCAGCACGACGACGGAGCCTGACTCCTACGTCTGCTATGACTACACGCTGAACCACTGGACCAAAGGTAAACTGAACCGCACGGTCGGCGCTGATAAGGCGGCGACATCGACGCCGTTGATGGTTTCGCCGTCTGGTCTGATCTACAATCACGAACTTGCGCACGTTGGTATCGTTGACGGCGACGCTCCGTATTGCGAGACTGGTCCCATCGAACTCGGCCAAGGCGACCAGCAAGCCTACCTCGACTACCTCTACCCTGACGAGGCAGTGGCTGGGCAGGTCAATCTGACGATCAAGACCAAAGACATGCCGAACTTGACTGAGCTGACTTTTGGCCCGTACACCATCAGCAGCCCAACCCCAGTCAGGGCGCGTGGTCGCCAGTTCGCTCTGCGCTTTGAAGGCCGCGCCGCTGGCTGGAAGATCGGCCTGATGCGGGCGAATGTGAAAGCTGGGGGTCTTCGTTGAAGCGCGGTTTTATCGTACCTGTCCCTACAAGTCAGAACCTGACGCGCTGGGCGACAGACGTTCACAACTATCTACGCGACTTCGACAACAAGGTTGTTGAGCCGCAGACCGTTCTGATGCAGCACCAGATCGGCGGAGAGAAGGCCACGGTGGACGGGCTGCTTATGTGGGATGCAGTCAACGGCTATCCAGTCGTGTCTGAGGGCGGGGTCTGGCACCAGCTCACTATGGGCAACGGTCACGCCATTTTCGCTCAGGACAACAACATTACGGCTGCGGCGGCGAACACGGCTTACGCCATTCAGTTCGATACTCCGACCTTTGCCAACGACATCGCGCTCGACCCCATCAACACCACCCGAATCGTCTTTGGCGACGGCGGACTGTACCGCATTTCGTTCACTGCGCAGATCGCCAGCTCGTCAGGCAGCACCGTAAACTTCAGATTTTGGCCGCGCGTCAACGGCACCAACGTAACAGGCAGCACTATGGTTGCGAGTCTGCACAACAACGGCGCTACGATTGTTGTGTCGCGGGATTCGATCTTCCAGTTTGCGTCTGGAGATTACCTTGAAGCCATGTGGGCGACCGACAGCACCAACGGGTCGCTCCTAGCTCACTCCGCAACTGCTTACGCACCTGCCTCGCCGTCAGCTACGATGGCTATCAGCCGAGTGCAGCAATGACGCTGACTGACTCCATCCGAGATATGCTCGACAAACTGGATCGTTTCCGGCCAGATTTGGAGGCTGCGATGGAGCATAACGGCGGCACTCACACCTTCGACGACCTGACTGCGATGGTCCTTCAGGGCCGTCTCAGACTGTGGTCAACAGAGAAAAGCATCGCCCTGACTGAAATCATTGAGTATCCGCGTCAGAAGCACTATCATGTGTTTGCCGCAGGGGGCGATTTGGAAGACATCGTGGCTACGATACCACAAGTCGAACAAGCTGCCCGCGACGCTGGTTGCTGCAAACTGACTATCTCAGGCCGACGTGGCTGGGTCAGAGCTTTAGCAGAACATGGCTGGACTGAGCAGTTCACCACATGCGTCAGGAGTATAGAACCATGAGCCTCGGCGGCAAAACGACAGAGACCCAGAGCATCGACCCTGACTTGAAGGCAGCGGCGCTTGCGAACATGCAGATGGCGCAGCGCGTCGGCCAACTCGGCTTTACGCCGTATAAGGGCGCGACTGTTGCTGGTATGCAGCCCGCGCAGATTGCTGCGGCGCAGAATTTGAACACCGGGCTTGAAGCCTTCGGCCTTGGCGGCTCTCCGATTCCGGCTGCTGGAGACCTTAGCCCCTACGGCATCTACCAGCAGCAGCTCGCGCAGATGGCTCCGGGGCAGCGCGCCTTCATTGAGTCTATGTTTATCAATCCGGTGACTGGAGCAGCGCCCACAATGCAGTTTGGTTATCAGCCGCCTGCACCGATGGCCCCGACAGCGCCAGCGGCTCCAGCAGCGCCCGTAGAGCGCAGCGGCGGTGGCGCGGAGCGCGCAGCGGCGATGGCTGCGGCATCCCGTGCTGCTGGTGGCGGCAACCGCAGCACAACTTCGTTGGCAACCCCGGCCAGCTACCTGCCGGGAGGCGTCAACACCCGCAACCCCGGCAGCCTCGCAAACCGCGTCGCCGCAGCAATGGCCCCGGCGCAAGGCGCACCTACAGCGGCCAACCGCCCAGTTGCCCGTGCTGTAGCTACAACCAACCCGTCTAAGGCTACGCTAGAGTCGATGGCGAAGGCAGCAGCAGCGAAAACGTCAGCCACAGCGTCGTCCAAAGGATCAGCTAAATCCTCGGACAAAGACAAAAATAGAACTTCCGCGTCGCGCGGCAAATACGGGAAGTAAATCATGTCAGCAGGTGGACAGACTGGCGGCAACGCCTACTCGCAAGCAGCCAACGCCCTGACTGGAGCTGGCACAGCCGCTCAGGGGGCGATCAACACGTTTGGTAACGTCCCGACCGTGGCAGCGGGCATGGGGACGTATCAGAACCCGTTTACGCAGCAAGTCACGAACCGCGCTATCGCTGACGTGGGTCGCACCACTGCGATGCAGCAAGAGGCCAACAAGGCAGCGGCTGCCCGCGCAGGCGCGTTTGGTGGCTCTCGGCAGGGTCTGGTCGAGGCAGAAACCAATGCTGCATCGCAGCGCGCTATCGGTGATCTGTCGGCCAACTTGAATATGCAGGGCTTCAACACCGCCGCCCAGCTCGCACAGGGCGACATCGCCAATCGCATGACTGGCGCAAGCGGGATGCTCTCTGGCGCAGGCACTTTGCAAAATCTGGGAACTGGCGGCTTCAACATGGCGAACACGCTGCAACAGCAGCAAGCGGCGCAGGGGCTTTTGCAGCAGCAAATGCAGCAACAGCTTCTGTCTGACGCGATGGGCCAGTTCTACGGCTTTGCGAACTCGCCGCTGAACTACGTCAATCTGATGAACCAGTCGCTGTCCGGCTCGCCGCTTGCAAACGCGCGGACTGGTACGTCGCAGTATCGTCCCGGCGTCCTCGACTACCTGAGCCTCGGCACTGGCCTGATGGCCCTCTAAAGGAGACTTTCTATGGCTCTCATTCCCCGGCGCAATCCGCTGACTTCCTTGCTGAACTTTGCGGCTGACCGGGACCGGGAAGCCAACAGCCTCGGCAGCGTCATTTCGCAAATCGCTGGCCCTGCCCTCGGGCAGATGGGCGTAAAGACTGAGGAGACTGCGCAGCCCGCAGTCATGCGCGGCCCTGTGCCTACGGCACAGCCCCTCGGCGCGATGACTGGCCCTGCGATGGCTCCCACTCCAGTCATGTCTGATGCGGAACTGAAGGCCAACGTCTTTCCGGGCGAAAGCGGCGGTGACTACAACGCCCTGTACGGGTATGCTAACCGCCCCGGTCAGCCGTTTGAGGGCGTCAATCTGACTGATATGACTGTCAACGAAGTCATCGACTTCACCGATCCTAGCGGCCCTTACGGTCAGTGGGTCAGATCAACACCGTCGTTCCAGAAAACTGACGCATATAAACGCGGTCTTACCGCGACGCCAACTGGGGCGTTTCAGGTCGTCGGTACGACGCTGAAAGACGCCGTTAAAGGCTTGGGCCTGACTGGCGACGAGCCTTACAACGAGGCTACTCAGGACGCTATTGGCCGCTGGATTTTCGAGAACCAAGGGCCGGAAGCGTGGGAGGCTTGGGGCAAGAGTGGCGGCGCTGTTTCTGGCGGAGCTGGTTCCTCGTCTCTAGGCGGCGGCGCTGGTGCCGACACTCTGGGCGGCAACAGCGTTGAGGCCATTCTTGCGCAGCTTTATCCGCAGATGTCACCTGAAGACGAGAAGCGACAGCGCCGCAAAGACCTGTTTGCGGCTGCAAGTCAGGGCTTCTCGGCTCTGTCGCAGGGCCGCCCCGTCGATTTCAGCACCATCCGCGCAAATCAAGAAAACCGCAAGCGCCAAGCAGTCTTGGACATGCGGGAGCGCGAGCGCGCCCGCGCCGCCGCCACTCTGGTTTACAGTCAGACTGGAGACTCGGCGCTTGCTACAGGCATCGCTACTGGGGCGATCAGCTACGGTGACGTGCTGACAGAGCGTCAAACGCGCCGCGCAAACGAGCTTGCCGACCAGCAGCGCATCCGCGACGCTGAGTCAGCAGAAGCAATCGCCGCAGCTATGAAGCGTACTGGCCTCTACAACGAGGAAGACATTGCTGCCGTCGCCGCTGGTACGCTGTCGGCTGACCAGCTCGGAAGCGTGTACGAGCAAGGACGCCTCGCGGAAGAACTGCGCACAGAAGCCGAAACCAAAGCAGAAGTGGCAGCGCAGAACGTCATCGACGCGCAGATGGTGCTTCAGTCAGCAACCCCCGGCTCCACAGAAGCACGGGCCGCAGAGCGCGCCATCGCTCTTGGCGGCGCTGAAAACGTCTACGACATCATCAAAGCCCGCACTCCTGCCGCTGCCGAAGGCTTTACTTTGAAACCCGGAGAAACGCGCTTTGGTCCCGGCGGCGAGCAGATCGCCGCTATTCCTGCGCCGCCCGGTGGTGTCAATGAGGTTGCGGACATCGCCAAGGCCAACATGCTGTTCGAGGGCGGGGCTACTAACCCTGCCACGAATCAGCCATTCACGTCCGCGTCTGAGGCGTTGGCCGCTATCCAATTCTACAAACCAACCAACGCTGCGGCTGGCGGAGTCAGCCTGAACTACGACGCGGCAACGGGTAACTTCAGCTTTACCAACGCTGGCGGCGCGGCGCAGGGTGGCGCTCCGACCGCAGGCGGAGGCATCGTTGACGTAGCCAAGCCGGAAGCCGGAACCGCGACTGTGGTGCAGGATGGTGCGCTGACTGCGGTTCCTGTGCAGGGAGCTATCGCTCCGCAACAGGCGCAAGTTGACTTGGATACTGCAAAGCAAGCCTTGGCTGAACGGACTGCGGCAGCGGCTCCTGAACTGGAGATTAAACAACTCGAAGCCCAAGTGTTGCGCGCCGAGGCTGCGGTTCTGCAAGCCAATCAGGCCATCGACATGGCGACCAAAGAAGCCAGCCTCGCTAATATCGAAGCTGACGTGCAGCGGAAGCAAGCTGAAATCGCCACTTTAGAAGCCGACGCCGCAAAGCAGCAGACCGCTGAGTACACCAACGCTACTCGCGCCTTTACGGTCTTCGAGAACGCTGCGCAGGACGTACTGCGCGATGCGGAAAATGCGTGGACGACTGGAACCTACGGCAACATTGCTATGGCGCTTCTAGGGGACAATTTTGCGACGCGGCGCAGCAGCTTCCTTGAAGCCGCAAAGCAGATGGGGTCGCAGTCTATGCTGACGGCGTTGGCAGAAGCTAAAGCGGCTGGAGTCACCCTGACTCCTGTGTCAAACCTTGACGTTGGTGCGCTCGGCGCGTCGCAGTCCCGTCTGTCGAACCCTGAGAAACTGACTGGAGAAGATATCCGTAAAGAAGTCGTTTTCCAGCTAAACTTCGCCAAAGACGCTCTGTTTGGCCCGAAAGACCTGACTCGCGTAGACGAGTTTGGTCAGCCATACAAAACCACCGCAGACACGCTTGGTTTGACTGAAGACACGTTTACGCGGCACTGGAAAGAAATTCCGCCTGCTGTCGCTGAAGCGTGGCGCAATGGCGAACTAGACGCGCTGCCGACTGACGATCCTCTGTACGCAGAAGCCGCCGACACTCTGAACCAGCACATCAACAACTGGCAGACCTATCAGGGCGACCTTGACCGGGCTACCGTTGGTGTGTTGCCGACGCCGCCTGAAGGTATTGCGGCAGACGATTGGCCTGACATCTGGCTTGAACTGTCGGTCGCGGAGCGCGCAGCGTACCGCAAAAAGGCAAAGGAAGGGAACCAATAATGGCTGACATCGACCTCGACGCCGCCCTTGCTCGCGCGCAGGCTGCTGCCAAGTCAAAAAAGCGCGACCTCACGACGACGCGAGGCGTCCCTGCCGAAGCAGAAAACGTAAACCGTTTTGTCATGGCAGAGCGCGCCGCCAACCGGGCCGCAGGCATCCAAGCCGGAACTGAGCGTGAACTTGGGCCTCTTGATCTAGCTTACAATGCTCTGCCCATGACTGCCATGTTTGGGGCTGACCCGCGTATGCGGGCTGCGGCAGGCGAATCCATGTTCATGGGTGCCACTAGCCCAGCTATGGCAGGGATCGACACGCTAATCGGCTACCTGACTGGAGACGGGAAGTCGTTTGGGGAAAACCTTGAGCAGCGCCAAGCCGAAGGGCGGGCGCGCAAAGCCTACGCGCCGTATACCTCGACCGCTGTCGAGATGGGGACTGCCGTTCCTGTCGGCGGTTTGGCGGCAAAGGGCTTACAAACTGGCTTGGCACAGGTGTTGCCGCGCTTTGCGACCAGCCCTGTTGGCGGCGCTACTGTACAGGCAGCGACTGGAGCAGCAGAAGGTGCTGGCTACAGCGCCGCGACTGGCGAAGGCGATCCGACGACCGCTGCGCTAATCGGCGGCGGCATTGGCGGTATCCTAGGTGGTCTGCTGCCCGCAACTGGCGAAGTAGCGACCGACGCAGCAAAGCGCGAAGCGGCTGAGCGCCTGTTTAATCCTCTGACTGCTGTGACTGGACGCGGCGCAGATCGGCCTATTGACATATTTGACGTGCTTGCTCGCCGCCAAGAGCTTGGGCCTCAAACCACTATCATGGACCTTGATCCTGCTTTCCGTGGTTCCGCTGAAGGCGCAATCAATCCGCGCACTGTCGAGGCTGCGGGACCGTTGTTCACTGCCGCAGGCAGCCGCCCTCGTCCTGTTGACGACATTCTTATGGACGACTTGGACGCCGCTATTGGACCGTCTTACGGCAAAGTTGCTCGCCAAGAAGACCGCGCCGCTATCATCGGAGGAGCGCGGCAAAAGTACGACGAGGCGCTGACTGAAATGCGCGACGAGGGCTTTGAAGTAGACCACCAAGCCCTGCGGGACACCATTGAGTCAGCCTTCACGCGGCAGGGCGTCACCACGTCCTCCTTCGCTGCTGCGCGTGACCGTATGCTGAACGAACTCGACGGCATCACAGGGTATCGCCCGCCAAAATACAACAAGAAGGGCGAACTTATCGACGAAGGCGACCCCGGCAGGCCGCTGACTGTAGACGAGGCGCTGGCGCTGAAGAAGGAATTTGACTTCCTGATTGCGGAGCGCGACCCATCTAAGTCCGTGCCGCGCGAGGTGCGGGCAGTTATCATCGACACCAAGAACGCTCTGAACGACGAACTCAAGTCAAATCCGAAATTCGCAGAAGCGGCGAAAATCTACGCTGACGAATTTGACGTGCAGAACGCAGAGCAGTTTGCCTCTGAAGTCTTCAAAGGCAACTACAGTGCTGATGACTTCGCCAAGCTGTATGGCAAAATGTCTGACTTGGAGAAGCAAGCCGTTGCCCGCGCTGCGCGCGACGAAATCCAAGTTAGGTTTATTGAAAAACCGGGCGGCACGGAGCGATTCTCTCGCCGCGTCGGCCCAACGCAAGATGCCGCTTTCACGCAAAAGCTGGACACGATCTTCGGCACGAAGGCGGTAGATAAGCTGTACGAGGCAGCGATGCGCGCCAAAGCCTTTGGTGGCACGTCTGCAACGCTGGATCAGCTTGCAGGCCAGTCAATGAAGCAGACCGCTGAAGGCGTCGGCGGCGGGCGAGAACTCGGCAACATTGCCGACATCATCACAGTGGCCCAGCAGGTAGCGCAAGGCAGAGGCACGTCAGGCGCGACGGCTGGTGCTGTGCGCCGCCTGTTCCTCGAAAGCAAGAAGGCATCCAACGCTCAAGTGCAGCGCGAGATGCTCAACTATCTTGGTCAGCAAGGCCAGTCAGCAGACGAGGCGCTGATGGAGATGATGTCCTACCTCTATGGCGGCAAACCACCGCGTATCGGCATGGGAACGGGAGCTGGTATCGGCGGCGCGCTTGCTACAGGATTTGCTGCGGGCGAAGGCCCGCAGTAATCAGGAAGCGAAGCGCCTGACATGGAAGAACCGCACAAGGGGAAGCCCGCTGCGGTTCGATCCTGTCTCAATTGTGATATTGTAACCACCATCTGTATTCCGCCCATTCGGCGGGAAGATGTTGGCGTAGAAGGCACTCAGATCGACAGCGTTTGAGCGCAGCGCCATTTGGCGGTCATAGAGGCCAGTGCCTGCCAGCTTCTCTTTCAGGTGGTCGTGGACAGTGCGCGCAGACCATGAGCCTGTGCCAAGGTCCGCAACAGCGTCAAAGAGCGGCTTGTAGGTCATTTCCATACGCAGGGCCACGACAGCCTCGTCTTCGCCCTCTGGCACGATCCTGACGCCCGGTAGAAGCACTGGCGCTGTGATGGTGTAGCCTTGGTTGCTGACGCCTAGCGTCTCAGTCACGATGTCGAAGGTGAACACCTTGTCGTCGTCGATAGAGCGGGCCATGAGGATGCGCAGTTCGAGCTGGTCCGTCTCTTGGTTCCGAGTCAGCGTCAGCAGCGTGTCTGGTTCAGCCTGAATGTTGCTGGAGCCACGGGGCTGGTTCCCGTTTTTCGTGTTGTGGTGGATGATGACAATGGCGGCTTTAATCTCCGCGTCTCTAATCTTGGCGATGATGTCGAAGACTGCCGACGTGTCCTCGACGCTATTCTGATCGCCACCCGGCATTGCCTTAGTCAGCGTGTCGATGACGATCACGCCCAGTGATTTCTCGCCTTGTTTCTGCCACCACACCTCTGTCGCTTTGATCTGCTCGACCAGATTGATCCGCGAAGTCTCGTCCAGCAGGTTGAGGCTTTCCTCGACTGTGAAGAACGGGAAGTTATTGTGGTCTGTGTAAAGGTCGCCCGCAGGGTCGTGATACTTCCGCCATGCCACAAGGCGCTTTTTTATCGCAGTCTGGCTTTCAAGGGCGAAGTAGAGGACAGGGCGGCGCTCAGTGACAGTCAGGTTGTCGTCGAAATTTAGCCCAGCAGCGATGTGCATAGCCAAAGTCTGACTGACCAACGTCTTTCCGGCTTTCGGATCGGCGGAAATCAGAGTGACTTCGCTGGCGTGGTAGATCGGGTGCATGATAAATTCCTCAGTCAGAACGTCCAGCTTCTCGAAGCCGAAGTAGCCGCGCTTGTTGGCGAAGGGGAAGTCATCGCCGTAGGCGTCGGCGCGCACGATGGGAAGCTGCGACATTTCATTGCGAACAGCCGGGAACATCGCCGCAGCCATCTGCTTGATCGTGTCTGTCGCTGCCTCACGCAGTTCTTCCGTCTTGGCGGCGACATTGTATTTGGCGTGGCCGCTGCTGACGATCCGAGTCAGTTCGCCGCCCTTGTCGGCCATGATGGGCTGCCAACGGTCGTGGCGCGGGTGCTGCGGGTTGGCGGCGACCGATGCCTGCATCAACTCCATCACGGCGGCTTGGACGCGAACCAGCGGCTCTCCCCCGGCAGACAGCTTGGCCGCGATCTGGGTCAGGCTGTCGTGGAAGTCATCACCAGTCAGGACGTTCTGGCGCAGCACGTCCAGCGTCGTCGCTGACTGCGCGGCTCTGGCGGCTTTCAGGCTCTCGACCAGTGCGGCAGGCGCAGTTGCCAGCCCCTCGCGCTCAATCGTGTAGCCCGGCGACGGCGGCAGAACGATGTAGCCGCCCTCGCCTTTGACTTCGACGCCCTTCGACGGCTTGCAGTTCGGAAACTCCTTGGCGCGGAACAGGTAGTGCCGCCCGCCATTCCGCGTGGCGTGGACGCGGGTTTGCGGCAAGAGGCCAGCCCGTTCCAGATCGGCCACATACGCCTTCGCAGCAGCGCCTGCGTCACCTTCCTTGTAGGTGTCCGCGTCGATAGCGAACAGCCCTGCCTCTGCGCCCATGCGGCCACCAATGCCGTGCAGGCGATTGCCCGCAGCCTTGAACATGGCCGTGATAGCGTCAGGGTCAGTGCTGGCGTCATAGAAGCCGTTTTCCGTCAACGGGCGCTTGTCTTCGCCTGTCGGGAACACCGGGACGCCAGCCTCGGCCCACTCAATTGCTGCCTCAATAAGATCAGCGACAACAGACTTCTGCATGTTCATGCCTTGGACCCAATTTCATCCCAGTAGCGGGCGATCAGCAGGGACTCTGCGCGATTGTGATCCTTCTTGCGCGTGAACAAGTCAGCGCGATCCGGCCACAGCTCCAGCGCCCGCAGACGCGCAGGCTCCTTGGGGTTTTGCAGAGTGACTTGGATTTTCATAGCGGGCTTCCAGACGCTAGGCGGCACGATGCGGCACTGCATCCGCAGACCGTGGCAGATGCCCTCAGTCAGAAACATCGACCCGACGAAGGGGATTCCCGCGCTCAGGCTCTCGTTAGGGCGGATGGTGACGCGCTCAATCACCACCATAGGCGTGTAGCCCAGCGCCGCCGCCTCGGCTTTCAGACCGCGCAGGATATTCGTAATCAGCGCGGCTTGGTTCACCCAAGAGGCAGTCTTGCGGCCAGCCTTCACAAGCTGGACAGCGACTTCCTCGTCGCTGAAAGTATTGAGGGGTTCGCCCTCGACCAAGACGCCAATAGTCAGCGGCGATCCGGGGTCAATTCCGATGGTAAACATGGTCAGGTTCTCCTTAGCAGACGCTCAGTTTGTCAGTTCTTAGTGTGTCTGTGAAGCCACGGAATATGGTGTGGTCAGCACCCCGGCTACACAAGCTGTAGTTATGGCTTCGCCGCCCACGACTGGCCGACTGCGCTTTCGCTCAAATTGGCGGTTTCAGAGCCGGGGAAAATGTCCAGCCAAGCCTGCCGCATTTCTTCCACCATGATTTCCCGCAGTTCTTCGCCGCGCCCAGCCTCGGCCAGCATCAGCAGTTCGTCATGCACAGAGGCCAGCATCCGCGACGCGAAGGGCAGTTCCCAGACCTTCTTACTCATGCGCGTCACGGCGCGATACATCACGTCAGCAGCCGCGCCTTGGATCGGGTAGTTGGACGCCACGGGCAGCGACCGCTCGTTTTTGTGGACGAAGACAGTGCGGCCAGACTTGATGGGCAGCAGCCCGGTGGCGTTCATCTGATCGAACATGCGGTAGCGCAGCGCGTAGGCTTGCGGATACCGCTCGGCCCACTTCTCCACAAACTCGCCTGCCTCGGCGTCAGAGCAGCGCAGAACCACGGCCAGAGCAGCGTTGCCAGCGCCATAGGTAAGCTGGAAGCTAAACGCCTTGGCCTTGGACCGCATTTCCTTGGCGCGTGGGTCTTTGGCTTTCAGCCGCGCCTTGAAGTCGTCGGCGGGGACACGGAACAGCGTGATGGCCGACTCGGCGTGAACGTCTCCGAAGATCACGTCCTGCTTGAGCTGCCAGTCATTGCTGACTTCTGCCAAGACACGCAGTTCGATACCGCTGTAGTCGGCCAGCACCATGTCCGTCTCGGGCGGGGCGATGAAGGACCGCCGCACCATCGGGTTGCGCGGAATGTTCTGAAGGTTCGGGTTCGACGAGGAGTAGCGGCCAGTCACCGCCTGCGCGATGTTGAAGCGCCCGTAGACGCGCCCTGCCAAAATCTGCTTGGTCAGCAGCGTCTCGCCGTAGGTGCCTAGATACTTCTCAGCGCGGTTGAACACCATCAGCGCCGCCAGCCAGCGCGAGAACGGGTAGGGCGCACGGAATGACGCCTGCCGCAGTTGCTTGCGGTCGGTTTGCAGTTGCTCGGACTTGTCCGTCTTGGGCCACGCCCGCAGGCTAGTCTCGTCCAGCACAGCCTTGATGAAGTCAGAAAGTTGCTTTTTGGACCGCAGGTTCGCAATAATCGTTTCTGGCGTGTATTTACGCAGCGTCTTCTCAGCGGCGTCGCGGCGCAGCGTCCACATGTGGATCAGGCGGCTATGGTGCCGCTCGTCGATCAGCATCCCCGTGTCTTCCATTTCCGCCGTGCCGCGCCATGCATCGTTGAGGACGCGGAAACCAGCCCATTGCGCAGTAGTCAGCGTTTTCTGCCACAGCTTAAAGAGTTCGTAGGTGTCCTCGGCATCCTCGAAGCCGTAGTCGTATTGCTCCTGCGACAGCGCAGCCACCGACCAGTCAGAGGTTTGCAGGTGCTTGTTGTCGCGGACCTTGCCCAGATCGCGCTTCACCATGTCGGCCAGCGACAGCGGGCGACCGCCCAGCTTCGCCTTCGACATAACACCAACGTCGTAGAGGACGACATCAGGCCCATCAGTGCCGTAGTCGAACCAGCGCCCCTCGAAGCCTGCGTTGAACACCGCCCACGGGCAGGCGTCGGCCAGCAGCGTCGCGTAGTCGTTGAACGGCGCGCAGTGCAGATGATCGAAGACGTAGCTGCCAGTAGGCCCGCAGATGCAGGTCAGCCGCACGTCAGCCTCACCGGGCCGCAGTCCAGTCGTCTCGAAGTCGAGAGCGTGAGCCTGTCCAGACTCAGCGATAGCGGCGATGATTTGGAGCGCCTCGGAATGTGTAGTAACAAGGCGGTATTGACGGGAAGTCCCAGCCATTCTAATCTTCCTTCAGGTCTTAGCAGAGCCTTGCTTCTTTCGAGAAGCACAAAGCCCCCGGTTTGGTCGCCGGGGGCTTTGCAGTTTCAGAGGACGCCGCGACGGCGGCGGGCAGGAGCAGGCAGAGAACCGCCTTCTGACTGGCGCACCAGTTCGTCGATGTCAGCTTCAGGATCGGCAGCCAGTTCGCCCACAGCTTCCTGCGAGAGCCAGCCGTAAACGTCCAGCTTGGGCTTGTAGTTTTTCTGCCCTTGGGCTTCAAACTTCTCCTTGCCCATGCGGACCAGCGGCCAGCAGGCACGGCCAGCGCGCAGACGCTCGGCCACTTGCGACTGCAAGTCAGCAAAGACGGCTACGCCTGACTTCGAGTTGATCTTCCAGTAGCCCTGACGGTCATCTGCCTCAATCGACTTGACGACCATCGACTTCGCCGGGAACCAGCCTTCGCCTTGGGCGGCGTTGAACGGCCCCATTTCGTCGTGCGCAGGGGTAGCAATGTGCTGCCCGCTGTAGATGTTCGCCATGCGGGTAGCGACGGTCTTGCCGCCCTTCCAGCAGACGAAGCCTTCCTCGAAGGAAGCGATGTTGACCAGCCAAATTTCGGACGGGTCCAAGTCTTCCTTGTCCTTGCCAAATTCGTAGACGCCGCGCTTACCCGTGAAGTTCAGGTAAACCGAACCATCGGGGGCGCTGCCAATCTGGCCTTGGGCTGCGGAGTTAGTCAGCGCGTCGGCCATAGCCTGCGCGTTGTTGAGAGCGACGGGTTTGCCAAACGGCGAGTTGACGAGTTCGTTAGACATGAGAGTGTCTCCTGTTGAGTGTGTCAGTTTTCAGTCTTCGCGGAGACTTCCAGTCTGATCGACGGCTTGCCGACCTTGTAGAAGTCATCCGATTTGACGCCCGTTGCTGCCTCGTAGGCTTTAACGTCCAGCGTCTTGCGCCCAGCCACTTCCGTGACTTTGACGCCATACGCAGCAGTCTCAAACTCCATGCGGTTCTCGGCTACAGCGTATTCCTTGATGGTAGCGGCAAGCGTGTCCGCCCGCGCTTCCAGTAATTTGATCTGCTCCTTGATGGAGCCGTATTCCCTGACTGACTCGGTGATGCCACGCGGGGCGAAGGCGGGCATTTCCGGCTTCAGTTCCTTGCGCCGCTCACCAGCCGCCACTTGGATCGCGCTGCACTCCTCTTTGAATTGGCAGTAGGTGCAGCCGTTGTTGGTCAGCCCCTCGGCTGGCAATTCAGCAGGATTAGCGGCGTCGAACAGCAGCCCAGCACGGATTTCAGAGCGCCGCGCAGTCGCGCCACCGTCGTAGACCACATCGAATTGCCGCATCCGCTGAAAGTCAGAAGCGTCAACGTAGAGGACGACAGCTTGGTCAACGTCCAAGCCGTGCAGGTTCATCAGCCACATGTTTTGCTGCACTTGCGCCAAGTGCTGCGGCTTGGGTGCAGTCATGCCTTCCAGATTGGTGCGCGGATCGGCTGACTTAAACTCCAGCAGCGTCAGGATACCGTCCTTGGAGAACAGCCCGTCTGGCGTCCCCGACAGCCCTGCCTCGTCGCAGAGGAACGACCGCTGGTTCTCGCCTTCCAGCACGACAGCCTCGCCAAGACCCAGCGAAGCCGTGATCTGCTCGACCACCCATGCCTCGACAGCGTGGCCGCGCTGCGCCATGCCCCATTTGCCGTCCTGCCGGGACTCGGACTTGGCAAACTTCAACTCGCGCAGGCAGCGCAGGTTCTCGGAAGCCGTAAGCACGGCGTTACGATCCAGCCGACCGCGCTCGTCGTCGTAGAGCGGCCAGTCAGACTTTTGTGCAGCGACAGAGCCGCTGATTCGCTTGATTAGGTCTAATGTCATGTCAGAACTCCGGTTCGTTGTTTGCATCCAACACGGTTGTCTGGGATGACACTGGAAGCGCCCTTGTGATCTGCGCAGGCAAAGAAGAAGCGCGCCGAACACCGATGATGTTCAGATCGCGCTCAAGGCTGACAGGCAGATGGATCAGACGGTTGGTCAGGGTCATAGCAGTGTCGCGTGTGTCAGTGTTTTGTGTCTTGGTCAGAATGGAACGGAAACAGTCTAGCTGTCAAGGCTCCTATCTGCCCCTTCGATAATTTCTCGGCACTCTCCAGCGATGGCCGCATATGCCGCCGCGTCCACATAGTTGTCGTCCTTGTAAGTGGCGACAGTGCGGGAGACTTTGGCAAAGACCATGATCCACGCCATGTCCTCGGCGTCCAAAGACAAAACGCAGCCTTGTTTTCCAGTCAGGTAAGCACTCACCATGTCGGCCATGTGAGTCAGGTTGTCGTGTGGGTGGCCGTAGGCAGCGTTGCGGTCGCCTGTAGTCAGCTTCGCCGCCTCTGCAAGAATTTTTGCTCTGTTCATGGGTTCGGTCCTGTTGATGATTTGAGGGGCGCTATGGTGAAAATGAGCCGTAGCGCAGTCTGATTCTCGACCAATACAAAGCCGCTTTCTGGCTCCGTGCGCCCCTCTGGACTGACGTTACTCAGTCAGCTTTTTACCTGCAAGGCTTTTTCTGCCGCCAGTTTCGCCAAAGCGCGGTTGATCGCGCCGGGTTTACAAGACCAGACGGCTGCCTTGACTGGCTTAGGAGCAATGTCGATGTCCTGCCAGAAGCGGCTGCGCGTAGACGGCAAGTCAGGGCTGAATTTTGACTGCGACAGCTCTATCCCAAACCGCTCACAGGCAGCAGAAATCGACGTTCTGTGCATCCCATAGTGCCGCGCAGTCTGCGTCACGTTCCAGCCTTTTTCTTGGGCTGCGGTAATCATGTCTCTAGTGATCCTCTTTGGTCCAAGGCGCACTCGCTCTCTCCTTTATTTTGTTTATCTCAGGCAGGTTTTGTTTGGTCATATACTGGATCAACTCGAATTGATCCTGAGTCACCCACCATGCAGGCAGCTTGACGTAGCCCGCAAGCCTCAACGCTCTCGCGCCGGGGCTGTTGCTGGCGTCACGGGGCATTGCTTTTCTCAATCGTCGCTAGCGCCGCAAGCGCGTCGAGGTAGTAGGTGTGAGCCATGTAGTCGCCCTTTGCCCTGTCACGGATGGTCTCGAACCAATCCACCGCCGCCGCCAGCTTGGCGGTCAGGGCTTCGATGCGGTCGGCGGCGGCGACAGATAGGTCAGCGTATCCATCGTCCGCAAAATCACGCAGCGCCTTCACCAGTTCTTCGTCGGTCATGTCAGTCCCTCCATGCTCCCCTGAGTTTTGAGTTCAGATCGACCACCTCGGCCAACCGCGCATAGCGCCAGCGACCCCACTTCCAAGTCCCCGGCGCGTAGGCTGGCACCGCCATGCGGACCATAAACACAGGCAAGAAGCCCCACTTCAGGTGGATCGCGCCCTGTTGG